TTCCCATTTCTAAATACGCACCGCTCAAAAAGCGCGAAATAGTCTCGATAGCTCCCGGCATCTGTATTCGTGAGAGCTACAAGCTGCTCGGTAGCCGCCGATGAACTTTCAAACCAACATCTTCGGGCCACGCCATGCCAGGTATCGCCGCCGCCCACTCTCAGCAACGTCAGCGTCGAACCTGCGGCACTCGCTTTTATTTCCAGATTCTCCAGATGCCAATTCCAGGATGTTCCAGCCGATTCTGCTCCCTCGATACGGATGATGTCCGTGGCAGAGGTTGATAGTATCTGAGCCACGCCTCCGACCCCGACAATCCCCTTCCCGTTGCCTAATAATGTGACAGGAGCCGTGGTCTTGTAGACGGTTCCAGGGCGCAACAGAATGTCCTGGAAGGTCGTGACTGACGCCAATGCACACAATATACCATTGGTCATATCTGTCGTGCCGGGTGTGGTATTAGTGGCAAACCAATCTGCATAAGGAGATACTAGTCCCGTCACATCACCCGGAGAGGCGTCGAACATCTGCCCGCCGTTGTCCTCTAGGTGGGCTGAGGACAGATCCAGAGTGTAATGAACCTCGACATATCCCGCCGCCTCGGAGTCGGGATCAGAATCCGCTCCGGTCCTCACAATGACATAGCCACCCGAATAATCCCATTCCCCTGAGTTCAGCGTTCCTGCCGTGCCTTCGACGGCCTCCGCGCCATTGATCCATACCGCTGTTGGCTGAGAGAATCCAGGATCGGTTCCAGCCGCCAGCTCGCACCGATACTCGGCTGTCCCCGAGCCGGTGAGTATCCATCGGTACGTGGCGGATCGGATCGAGTATTTTGTGCTGATTATCGCGCCGGGGATTGCGGAATAGATTTTCCCGGCTGCGATTGCCAGATCGGCCTTGAGTTGGTAATCGTTCGTCACTACGATTTGAGCCATGGCCGCGTCGTTGTTCGTGGCGATCACCGCCGTTTCCGAGTCACAGTATTGCCCGAAGGGAAGCGCCATTTGGTATGGAATCCATTTGCCTGCCGCAAGGTCCGTCGTAAACGTTCCCGACGTGTGAGCCACCACGCAGAGATAGACTACGCCGGTATCGGTCACCACGTCATTCACCACGTACTCGGTAGCCGTGAGCCACGCGCCTTTGGCCTCAACGTTGTACCGCTGGCTGATTTCGGAGTCCTTGCGAATTACGAGAGACGGAAGCGTTTCAACCTGACCCCCTCCCGTGGTCGTGTAGTGGCCCTCATCGTTAGTAAACGTGTTGATTCTGACCTCGTTCGCCTGGAATCGAGTGATTGATTCTGCGACTGTCAGTGCGTGAGACGCACCGGCAAGGGCGAGCAAGAGCGCAAGGCTAAAAAGCACTGATTTTCTGAGCATGAATTCCTCCCTAAATAGTGTTACCATTAATGTCAATAACTCCATTAATATAATCATTATCATTTGCATAATATCTAGAATCATAATTAACAGCACGAACTATGAATGTAAAATTACTTTGCGGTTCTTTCTCAGTCATAAGGAAAGCTTTTTCTCTTGTATCATCATCCCCAACTATCATATATGTTGTTTTAGCATACATTTCTGGATCAAGAACTAATGGAATCAATGGTGCTCTTGAAAGTGTTACTTCATAAAGATTTGATCTCTCAGAAATTGAAATAGAATCTATTCTCTTATCTGCTAATTGTAAAAATATAGTGTAATTTACTCCATCAGCAAAAGTAACAGGTTGTGATAAAGTCAAAATAAGAGCATCTTGTTCTACAACCTCTCCATCTTGAGTGTCAGTCCTTGTATTGTCAGCAACTAAAATTCTATCATTTAAAACTAAAAGATTTGCTTCAGAACAAGCCTCAAATTCAGTTACAAGATTTTGATAACATATTTTATTCCAAATTCTATGAATATGCATATATGCTTGCAGTCCATTTCTAATACCAACACTTTCTATTTTTTGTGGATTTATAGAACTTCTATTTGTTGGTAAATACATTGTAACAACAGCATCATCATCTGGATCTACCCATTGATATTCTACTCCATCATAATCTTTTAAATAGCCAAATGACTGCGTTCGAGTTTCTGATCCAGGAATTTTATTTCTATGATTAAAAAGAAGCGTACTATCATCAGTTTCTTTTTCAAAATTGAGTTTTATTATATTTCCTCTACGGTAAGCCAAACAATGAATAGCTGTTGCAATTGTTGAGATAATTTCCTCAAAAGATAAATTATCACTATCAAACGTATAATTAAATTGTGCTGCTACCGAAGTACCAAAATATGTAGAAATTTCTCCGCTAATTCCGGCAATATCATAAATAGAATCAAAATCTATCTCAGATATTTGTCTTCTTCCAATAAATGAGTCAAGACATACAGCAGAAATGATATCTGCAGCATTTGTTGTTGCGTAAAGCTCAGTAGTAAACGTAGAACCAGATACTCTTACAGGAAGTTTTGTGGTTGCTAACATTCTAAGTTTACGTTCTTTTACTGCGGTAGCTCCTGTTGTAGCATAGGTTTTTGCAAGAACAGTTGTTACATTCCCAAAATCAGTTTTTCCAGTAGGAGATTGTGACCAAAGATCACGCCATTTCACTTCATCAACGACAGAACCTTCAAAATCCGTATTGGTTTTTGTGACACGTCTCGCCCTGGCCTTGCACGGCCCGGTGAATGTCGGATTCGCCCACAGGGAGGCCGCTCTCATGCCCTTTTCTGTCGGAGATCCATGTATCCTCGTCTGGAATGTTTCCGCCGCCCCGGTAGGATCTCCAGCCGCATCAACCGGAGTCAATTCCAGCTCCACGCGCACATGGACACCATACTGATCTTGGCCGTCATCCATGTACAATCCCTGCTGACAGATGAAATTGGTGAGCACCCGCGAAAGGTCGGAGACGTCCATGGTAATCGGGCCGACCCATTTATCACCGCTTGTGGAGAGGGTTGGAGATAAATTCTCTGTAATCCCACCGGGCAATCCCGCCAAGAGTGACCAGTCCGAATTGACCGCCGCAGGATCGGACAGCGTGATGGTTCGAGCGGCCACTGAAAGTGCTTCATATGTTCCGTCAAGATTATAATCGGCGGGGGCGTCTGGTACGGAAAGAGAAATCGAATCGGCGGATACCTCTGTCACGCCTTCAGCGCCGAATTCACTCCAATCCGAATTTACCGAGGAAGGATCATTCAGCGTTGCCGTGAGAGTAAAGACTCCAGCCACTTCCACGACCGACACATCATCCAATTGATATTCGCCCGACAAGTCGCTATTTGATGATCCGATGTAGAAATGCGCCCCCTCGATGATGAGCGGAAGCCCGGCGGCGTAGGGAAGCGGATCAATGCTTGGTATCTCCCAAGATAGCGATCCATCGTCGTAAAATGTAACCGCTTTGGCTTCAGTCAAAAAAGAACTATAATTATACGCCCCTTGGATCGTAATCTGATCCGTTGCCGCGAAATATTCCGTAAAATCCTTGGAACTCGATGTGATGAATTTTATGAGATTGGGTGTCTCGAAATAGATGTCGCTATTCCCCTTAATGCTATATTCATTCGGAGGCCGAAGCGTCTGACCATTGACGCCGGTGAATCGCTTCATGTTTCGGACCAACTCGCCTATTGGCGCACCAATCCTGATTTCGGGTTCATCTCCGCTATTTGGCGACGTATTGGGACCATAAACTTCAACAGTAGTGCCAGCAATATCATTCACGAGAGTAGTGTCGTCCCGAATCTCATACGTACTACCAATCGTGGCGACTTCACAGGCTCCGCGCCCACGGCACATATAAGCAATCTCAACTTCTTGGTGGTCCTCAAAAATCGAGTAGGGTACGGCGATCAGGTCCAGCGTAGACCACACCTGGCCGTAAATGTCGGGGATGCGCGCCATGGGCCTGGCCTTGTTCGTCCTGGCCGATAGCTCGTTGTTTGGGCTCTCGCTGTTGGTGTTCCGCATCGTCGGGAGCGGAGGCGCCATCAGCATCATAATTACGGCCATGGCCACTGCTATGACCACGAAAACCAAAACAACCGCCGGGTGTCCGGGAAACACAATTACATAGAAAGGCCCTTCCAATTCTCCTAATCTATCAACATCTTCTTTGCAAGCCGGTGTTACGTCATGAATTTGAGATACTTCTTTATGATAAATACGAGCAGTTTCAGGCCATTCTGGAAATTGTTCCATTAAAAAAAATCGTATATCTTCAACCTCCTGAGTAAACCATTCACTAGGATCTTTTAATTCAAGATTATCTTCTACCTCAATTATCGTTACTATTTGCATATATAAAACCTCACAGTGGAAAATCCAATCATTGCAACATCTAATGGTTGATACTGAGGTCCATTTTCTTGAATATGAAAAATCTTACCTCGAAGATAAGTTCCAACGTGTGGTGGATACTTTGGTCTTCTCATTATTACTATACAAGGAGATTTTGGCTTATCTAGTTTTATAAATTCATGACGAAGAGAAAATGGAACAAGTCTATTTTTTGGAGGAAATAAAAAACCCTGAAGTTTTTCTGTAATATCTTTTCCTGTTTCTAATAACCAAGTATCTGCAACAAAATGAGCACAATTGTAATTTTTTATATCATATTTACAATGAAATAAAATATCAATACTCATAGAAATCCTCTAAGCATAGGAAATCTATCTAAATCATAAATTTCTCCGGTTTTATTTACATTCAAAGAAGGAGCCTTTGCTTCAAATTGACTACCTTCCCTTTTGAATGTAAAGCTAACAACTTCAAGATATAATGGTCCAAATAAAGGAGTTGTTAAATCATCAGAGCGATACACTCGATAGATAACAGTCGGTTTTGTATTAAAACCACTAGCAGAATCAATTGCATCCATTTCTAATGGTAAAATACTTCCTAAATCACCTAATTGAATATTGATTGAATAATCAAGATCATCACGAGCAGTTGATGCAGATATCTTTAATGGATAATAAGTAAAAAATCTTGACAATCCTGTTTCAAGAGTTACGGTAATTCCAGCTACGGCATTTTGAACAACTCTATAAGTTTGTGTAAAATCAGGATGGCTTATCTCAAGTAATTCATAAGACATTACAGAAGAACGACGATTTAAAAAATATTCTTCATATGTACTCATGGTGCTGGCATATCTCCTGGAAGAGTAGTATTAACAAGAGTATCTAATTCGTCAAGCGAAGACCAATCTTCACCTAATTCACTATATAGATCAAAATAATCTTGAGCATCCTCAACATTTGGAGCAATTGGTTCAACTTCAAGTTCTGCCGTTACAATAAATGCAGCGCCACTTTTAGACGACAATCTAAATGTATCTGGTATAAAATGTACAGTATGTTCTGTTTGTTCTATTTCATCTATGATAAGATCTATTAAAAATGGCAAAGAACCACTCTCTGTAATAATATATAAACTTCTTAAATATTTATATCCTTTTTCTTTAACAGTCCATTGAACAGGCATTCTGCCAGTTGCACCAGATATAAATTTCTCATATCTAGAAGCACCGCCATCTAATTTGATAGCCATAACTTCTGTCCCAGGAGTATAAGAATATCCACTCGCATCAGGAGCAATTACACACTTTGGTAAAGCCATTTATATTCTTCTCCTTTGCGTAAGCGTATTCCTTGTTTGAGCTTTTGATACACGACTATTTGGATTTGAGTATTCAGAAGCAATTACTCCAGGTGCTTCCTTTCTAACTTCATCCTTTGCTATGATACGAATCTCATCTCTAGTAATTTGTTGTTCGTATTCTTTACTCGTACCATAATTTTCAATGGTAATATTTACTCCACCCTTACCAGCGCCAGCTTGTGTACTACCGCCATTTAATGGAATATAATGTTCTTTAGGCATAAATTTTTGACCACGATTTATAGCTTCAAGAACATCTCTATTTCTTCTTGTTCCTTCTGCATTAACGACAAATTCCTGACCATGTACTCTACCAACTTCTTCGTCTCTTGGAAAGTTACCTGTATAACCACCAGTTCTATAGGTTGGTGCAGATTGGATCTTAGCCACTGCTGCCATTTGTGCAGCGAAAGCCACTGCTGCAAATACAGGAGCAACATATACTCCAACATAAGGAATATCTAATGCCGCACGATATGCTTTGATTGATGAAAGAATAGCATCAATTGTACCAGCAGCAATTGCCATCGCTTTGCCAGCTTTTGATTGTTCTCCAAATAAAACACCAAGATTAGAGAAAAATTGACTTGTTACTTCTAATGTTTGTCCATAAGCTTGTGTCCACAAATCAACCTTAGCAGCTTGATATGCAGCTTCGTGATCTAAATCATTTTGACGCATTCTTTCTAATTCATCATAAATCTCTTGATAATGCTCAATTATATTTGCTTGTTCAAGGCCGGGTTGTGCTAAAGAACGAGCTTCAGAAACAGAACCACTTGATTTGACATCTCTAATTTTCTCTTCATAATTACGACGAATTTGACCTTCTAATGCAGGATTTTGAAGAACTGCTCTTTCTCGTTCAGCTTCAAGTAATTTTACAGTTGCTTCATATTGTTCTTTTATAGTACCTGTTAATTTGGTATATTCTTCATCTAATTGTGCTATATTCTCACTACGTTCTGCTTCGCGTATTTTTATAGTTAAAGCTAAATATTCCTTAGATTGATTGGTCATATTTTCTACTTTTTTCTCACGCTGACCAATCAAAGCATTTAATTCTTCTTCCTTCTGTCTGATTCCTTCCCAAACTTTTGGATCTACTTTACTTCCATATTTTTCAGTCTTATCCTTCATTTCTTGAATAGAATTCTGCAAAGTTATAATAGCTTCATCATATCTTTCTTTTTGATTGCGAAGCCACTGTCCGGTGATTTTTTCTTCCTCAAAGTAAAAATCACCGGAAAATTCCGCTCGCTTAATATTATACTCGTCATCAATATCTGCCAAGTCCTGATAAATTTTACGAACCTTCTTTTCAAAACTATTAAAATCTTGATTTATCTTATTAAATTCAAGAGTTGGTCCTTTGGCTAATTTTTTACTTTGGCTATTCTTCTCGTTTTCTGCAATAGTAGCCAACTCATTATTTCTTGTTTCAAAAGCCTTACCCATTTGAGTATTTGCATCTCTCATAAGAATAGAAATATCAAATCCAGCTTTAATTCCTTTGTCAACATCATCTCTAATTTTATCAAGTCTCTCCTGGTATTGAACTTCAACTCCTTGATCGGCAGAAGGCAATCCACTTCTTGCAACAGACAGTCTTATTTTTGAAGAACGTAACGCATCATCAATTCCTTCAGCTAAACCAAAATGTCCTCTAGCAAATGCATTAAATGCTCTTTCAAGATTATCTAATTCTTTAGCAAGATCTTCTGCACTCTTCTTCACATCATTTATTTTATAAACAGATTGTCCAAGATAATCAGTGAAATAGCCATACGCTTGACCAGATTCCATAGATTGTGCTTCTAGTTCTTTAAAACTTTTAGTTAGGCCATCAGCACTAAGATTTGATTCATTTGCCTGTTCATTAAATTGAATCATATAATTTCTAGCAGCTTGTGCTTCTGTTTGAATTTTATCAAATGCTGCTGGGCCTTCTGGCATTTTTTCATCAGGTTTAAGATATGGGTTATCCTTATTAAAAGAACTCATTTCTTTTGCTTTGTCAACAAAATATGCCATTTCTGCAGCCATTGCAAGGAATGGATGTTTCCTGCTAATTCCGTACAATATTACATGGAATAATCCATCTTCTCGTATAACTTCAGGAATAAGATTATATGTTGATTCTATAATTCCACCAACTTTACCTAATTGTTCAAGGAATGGTTTTATGTCTTCTCCGACTTGCCGAATATCATGACCTAATTTATAAAAGAAATCTCTATGTTTATCAAAATTCTGGAATCTCTGATCCATTCCTAATAAACCACGACCGAATTCTTCTAAATAATTAATAGAAGAAACAATTGCATCTCCTATTCCATTAAAGAATTGGACTGCTTCTGAATTTGCGACCAATCCTGTACTTGTTTGAGTAATAAATGCACCGATTCCACCAGACATCATTTCCTTTAATTTATTAAATAAAGGTTCAAAAGATGTTCCAGTCACAGCCATAAAAGCATCTTTTAAATTACTAAATAATCCTTCAAATGTTTTTTGACTTAATTCTCCAGCAAATTGAAATTCTTTCAATTTCTTCATCAAAAAATCAAAAAGACCTTGTGCATTACCCTTAAATGCTCTTATCTGTTCATTGGTTATTCCCAAACTTGTAGCAATCAAAGTATTTCTAGCAGTAATAGTGCCTTTGAGCATAGATCTTGTTTCTTCAGCCATCATATCTTTATTAAGACCTAATGCACTTGCTGCTTGCATCATTGCTAACGTATATTGACGTACTTGATTTTCATTGAATCCTACAGATAAACCAGGAGCTAATGTTTGCTGAAATGCTTTTACTAATTGATCAAATGTTGCAGTTGTTTTGAGGTTATCAATCCTTAATTGATTTACAAGTTTATCAGACATTGTTATTGCGGCGTTAAGTTTTTCAACTCCTTGCAATTGTTGACCTGACTGAGTTACATATTCTCCTTGAGTTGCAAGAATAGAAGCAATACCTAATTTAGCTGATTCTATTTGCTTATTAAATTCAATACCAGAAGAAACTAAAGTCTGAAAACCTCTTATCAATTCTCTAAAAACTACAACGGTAGCAATAGCCAGCAAAGTTCTTTGAAGTCTTGCTAAAGTTGCATTAAAATTTTCTCCTTCATTGGAGGCTTCTTTTAATG